GAAACCTAGTTCTTCTGCAAAGACAGGAATTGGGAGGTTGGCAGATGCGGAAGGTTTACGAACAACACCGCGTCCAACAGGGACCAGTACGGCTCGGCTTTTAGTTACTCCATCTGGAGCGATAGCCTTGTAAAGGGCGTGCCAGTTATTACATTCACTTAGGGATGTAGCCGAAGGAAAGTATACCTGTGCGGCAGCTAGGGTGGAAAAACGAGCACTAAGAGGGTGAAAAGCTCCATCTGCAACATACCAGTACCCAGCATCTGCTATTGAAATTTCACGCAGAGGAGAAGTACCAGAAGTCGATGAAACTTGCGTAGAACCATAGTAAACTGTCATATGTCGATCAACCTGTCGTTATATAAATTGTGTTGGCATCGATAGAACTACCTAATGCATCATAAGCAGCTTGTGTGAGAACAACAATCTTCACGGAATTACGAAGAGCATTAGCCAGTGCATCATGACTCCTGTCGCCAGTATTGCCGAGAAGAGCATCTTTAAGTGTTGCATCGACTGAGCGAGCGGTATGTGCCATCAGCATTTCACCTTTGATTTCCAGTTAGTCATCTCTTTAGGATGAACCTTATTAGAGACTCTAGAGATGGCCATCACAGGCTTACCCTTGGGAGCTCCAGTCTTTTCTAGGTTAATACCTAGCGATAATTTATTCATCTTCATTACTGTTTCCCCGTGATTGTGTGTTTGAAGAAGGGAGCGTCACCCTTGCTCTGAGTCTTTGAAGAGTCGTCTTTAGCCCGTTCTTTAGCAAACTTTAGTTCGGTATTCGGAGTAACGACTCCGCCGAATTTCTTAGCAGACTTCACTCCGTCCATCAAAACAGACATGTTAGAGGCTACGTCACTATCGGTACCTGAATCAAAAGCAGATCCCTTTTTGACCATAGTTACTGCACCGTTATCTGTATTTTTAGGATCGATGTTAGAGAAGTCCGGACTACGTACTGTCCTAAATTTATCAGCCAATTTCTTTTCCTTCCTATGGAACGGGGGTGCCAGTTACGGCATCAACATTGTTTGTCGGCGTTACGCCTGAAGTATAGAGGGCGAAGTAACCAAACAGGCCCGTCTTTATAGTATTGTTACTAATATTAATAGTGGCAGGATTGACTGTACCACCACCCTTTGTATCATCGACGTAGACGGCATAGCCACCACCTTCGAAGTAGTTATTAGTAACAGTGATATTTGAAAGCCCATCGAAATAATTGTTAAGCATCAAAGCAGAAGTTTGGGCGTTATCATTAATCACAGTGTTATGGTGAATAAGAACTGTACTTGTACCAGTACCATTGTTCTCGATACCATCATAGTGGGGATCTGCACCATTAGTCGTGGTGATGTGGATGTAGTTATCTGAGATATTAGAGGGGTTACCGCCATACATGTTAATACCATTCTCGACACCTACGATCTTATTATTAAAGATTGTACCATTACCAGAGATGCCGTTAGTAGTAATACCAGCACCATCGACGATACAGTTACTAATAGTAAGATTGGCTCCGGTCGTAATACCTGTGTCAATACGGATAACATCAGTAGCACCACCATCATTATTGGTGATAATACAGTTATTGATTGTCACGTTGTCCATCTGGATTAGAATATTACCAGTAAGGTTAACGTTCTCTAGAGAGTGTAGCCCACCTGACCAGAGATGGACGGAACCAGACATGTTAGTATAAGTAGTTCCTGCTGCGGGACCAACTGAAGTAGCCGTGGGGAATGTACCACCAGTATCAACAACCTTGGCATTGTAATCAACATCGATACCGAAAGTCTGATGTTGAGCACCACCATTTTCAGGATACGTCATAGAAGCACCATAATGGTATCTGCCGTTGCCACTGGCGTCTGAGAAGTCTTCACCAACAATATGTCCAGAGACGACGTCAGAATTGAAAGCATTACCAGCAGAGTAATAAGCTCCTTGAGGGAAGAATACCGCAGCGACGTATTTTGTATTAGCTGTAACAAGGAGCGGAGAAGAAAGGTTGATCTTTACCCAAGCTGCACTTCCAGTAGCTTCTCCAGTGGAAGTACCACTGGCTAATTCAGTACCGGACATGTTATACACTTTGACAGTACGAGCAGTAGCGGTATCATTAGCTTGTTTGGCGAACCAAATAGCAGAGATTTTACCGTCAGCCGTAGGATGGAAAACCATACCTAAAGTAATTGCAGTCCCAGCTTCATTAGACCCACTTAGGGGACTAGCGTGGCTGAATACGTTTTCCGTTACACCATACGAAATCGAAGGGGCAGTGTATTTGTTGGGCTTGCTAAGTGTTAATCCAAGTCCTATATGTCGCATTAGTCGATCACAGCTACTTTATGCCCCTGTTCCAGTTTGAAAACTTCTGGAATATTGGCTATAACAAGAGTACCTGCACCAGAAACGGCTACAGGAGCAGTGCCGAAAGCCACCCAAACATTACCAGTAGCAACGACACGGATGTAAGTCTTACCATCGGGGGCCGAACCAGTAGTAACTGCAGACGTACCTGAGGAAGTTAGAACTTCGGCAGCTTGAATATCGGCACCCATAACGGCTGCCGTATTCTGATGGATAATTGCAGGTCTAAAAAACTTCACATTAACAGTTGACATAGAATCTCCCTTACCAACCAAAGACCGGATCAACCGGAACGAATTTTTCTTGCTTATATTCTTTGCCTCTATCCCAGTCTCCCCACGTAGTTGTACGTGGGCGACTCATAATGCCGTATCTAAGAGCATCATATGAGTGGTCAGAGGCATACTTATCGTCAATATCTTCGCCACCATCGGGGTCAGTAGGTAACATAGGTAGATCTGCGATGATTTGACGGCAATTTTCAAGGAAAACGATACCTGGACGATCAAGATAAGGGTCAATTTTAAGCAATTCGTGTAGTCTGTTTTTACCAGCTATACGAGAGCCATCTCCCCGGTCCGAAGGACGCCATTTACACCCTCTAGCAATCATTTCTTCAGCGATGGATGGACCATTATGACCTCTTTTGTGCCATACAGAGGAGTCTAAGACCCCATAATCCACTCTATCCCCTTGCTCTAGGGTCATAATCTTATCAGCTAGTTCTACCCCGGTCACTCTGGAGGTATACAACTCCCTATAAACGTGTAAAATCCCCGTACCGGGTTCGATTGCAAACCAGAGAACAGAGGAATGAGAGGAGTAACCATAGTCACAAGACCTAAATCTCCTCCAAGATGGGGGAATTTCAGTATCTTTAGAGACGACATGATGTTTAGGATTGAATTCAGGGAAGGCGGCACCTTCCATAACCGACCAATCACCCTCTAAGAGCTTCCTTCTCATATCCTCAGGGAGGGAAAGTAGGCTTCGTTCATACGACCCATCATCAAAGAGGTGGGGATTGTCTGACAACTTAGCAGGAATGAAGAGTCTTTGGTTAAGGGGTTGACCAGCTCTATCCTTATACTTAGGATCATCCGGGTATTTGAGTATCTCCCCGGTATCAAGGTCACGAGCCCAGAAGGGTTCTCCGGGGATAGCTGGATCAATGAACATCTTCTTCACCCATTGATGCCCCGGTCCGCCTGGATTAGTAGTAGCTCTCATGGAGAGACGCTTCTGGAGATCGGGGTCGGTAGAGCGGAGACGAGATTTCAACATATCCCATGCATAAGGGGTGGGATACTGAGTTAACTCATCGATACCGATCCAAGTGAAAGCCTGACCGATATAACGTTCGACATCCTCATCTCTATCAAGATAGGACATCCAGAATTCTGCACCTGACGGAAAGACCCATTTGCTGGCCTGTTCCTTAAACTCCGCTCCGGGGAAGATCTTGGGATAGAGCTTCTTGGTCTCTCGGATAAGCTCTCTAAGAGCGTCGTTAGTGCGACGGAGAAGCAGACCATTAAAATTACCATTGTGGAAGTATCTCATAGGATCAGCAATCATGGCGTAGGATTTACCTCCACCGGCTGCGCCTCCATATAAGACCTCTAATTCATCAGCTTGTAGGAAGAGCTTCTGTCTGTCTGTAGGTTCGAAGAGAATCTTCATGCGAGGAGCGTTAGGATCACTCCGATCAGCAGGATAGGATCTGTCTTCTGGTTCTGGTTCTCGGGGGGAGTCCCATTGTTCAGGTTGTAATTGTTTCTTCTTGAGGGCTTGCTTCTTCTCTAACTCAATGGCCTTCTGAGCGGCATAGCGGGCCTGTAGCTTTGCTGAGATGAGTTTCCTAGTAGCAGCACTGGTAGGGGCTCTAGTCCTTCTGTATGACCTTCCTTTACGGAATGGCTTACGATAGGTGTTGTAGAGGTTCCCTAGAGTCTGGTGATTGACTTTACTTCTCTGACACTTCGTACCGAGGAGTTTCTGAGAGAGCCAGTCTGACACCTCTCTGAGACTCGACCCAGCATCCATGAAGTCGAAGCCTTGTTCAATCCAGTTAATCTGTTCAGGATCAGGTAGGAGTTGACAACCATCTTCGGGATTAACCATGAAGCCAGTCTTGACCACTCCATATGGGATCTTCCTAGTGAATGCGAGCCAACGCTCATCAATCCTCTTCTGAAGTTCTTCCGGAGTTAATTCTTTCGTACTCATCCTTATCCAATTCTAAAATTTCTGATCTCTTCGGAGGAAGGAGAATGATGACATTATCAGGGATCTCAATCACATCTTCAGACTTGTTGACATCACCCCTATCTAAGATTTCCTTAGCTGCTTGAAGAATATCTTTGTTACCGATGGTACCGGGAGACGTGAGGACTTTCATCAGACCTCTAGCAGCCTTTGGAGTCTGAGACACGATATACTCTTTAGTGGCTTGCTTGATCTCCTTGGAGAGTTTCCTCCGGAGTTTAGAGACGGGATAGTTCTTGGGGAATCCAGCTAGGGACATAGCATATTCGAAATCACCATCAGCTAGATCAAATAAGACATCTAAGAAATATTGTTCTCTTTCATTTAGACCACTCTCTGGATCTATGAGAGTATCACTTAGCTTTAACTTCTCAATATCCATTAATACGTTGTCTTGATAATAGAAGGATCATTATAGGGAATACCAGTAAGTCTGGGGATATAATCTGTAGGAGGGTATGGATTAATCTTAATAGCAGTCAGTTCATCTAGCTTTGCTTTAATTTTCTTCCACTGTTCTGGTGTGGGGTTATCCTTGATGTTCTCTGAAAAACCTTCTAACCAATATCTGAATTCATTAATGTTCATTTCAAAATCCTCGGGGTTTTGCTTATGGTACTATACTTGTGGTACGTACTAGAAGTTATAATCTTTAGTGATTATCAAGTTCGTAGAACAATACCGTAATGAACCAAGATCTAAAAACCTATATTGAAGTAACTTCAACAACAGCCTTTCAAGAACGTTTCCAATTAGTGAGGGATACTATGTTGGGAGGGTACTTCAAGTATAGGAACCATTTCTCTTTTTCTCTATACTTATATTATACCATTTTTCAAATCGTTTGTCAAGTAAAATCGTACATAGTAACCCAAAAAACTTTACTTTTTGTCTAATAACCATGAGTAACGGTCTTCGTTCTTGAAGTATGATTCTCCCAAGGGCTCTTACTGTAGATACATTTTAGACACCTAAATTATTGAAAAATTTGTCGAATGGGTATATACCTATTTTTTATTCCCCTGGCACGGGGCGTACCTACCCGGTGCTCTTGGAGTGTATCATGAGTAACGTTGGGGGTGTCAACACATTTATTATTACAATTGCATACAAAACGTGATACAACCTGGGTATTATTTACTTGACATGTATCGCTTAGTATAACCCATGAGTGCTATACTTGAAGTACATAACCCTGTAGTTACGTTCTACTCTAAACAACTATTCTTGAAGAGTATCACCATAGTATTGTCCCAATAGAGTGATGCTTGAAGAGAAGTAACTTGAAGTATAGTTCCATAGGTTGCAACTGTAGGTTGTAGGAATATAATCCTAACACTCAGTAGTTGTACAACCTGTGGTTAGTTGACAAGAGGTATACAACTGTGCTATGATTCGATTATTGAATACAACTTAGGATGGAAATGACGTGGACAACCGATAGTTTGTTGTTTGTGACAAGCTTTTGGCTACCGCGTGTACGGGTTCAACTGTTTCCCATGAAAGGGGTTAGGACATGACTAGGATTTGGGTGTTCAATTCAACAGGTGACGCTTACGACGCTTGCCAGTGCAATGAAGAGATCCAGGATGGCGATTGCCTTCTGGTCGAAGAGGAGGGCGTTGTCGGGCTTGCGTGGACTTGGCCAATCGCTGTTACCAAAGAGCTAGGAGATTTGCACGGCATTGACGATAAGCCGGATAGTCTCGCGACAATCATGAAGGATGCGGGGTTTACCGTTGAACAGGTACGCTTTGCCACAGAAACGGCTCTACAGCGTGGTTTTGCCCTTGATAAGCCCTTTATAGCGGTTTGAGCCTATCGCCCCTGTAGAGCGATCTATGGGGGTTTTCTTTGGAATGACATACAACTAGAACATGCGAGATTACAATGGTACACTACAGGCGCAAAAATCTAGGGCAAGAAATCGATCAAAGTCACGATACGATATTGTTTGTTTTCAATAGGTTAGTATCGATTTGGCTTGTGGCGAGCTGCAGTCAAAACAGGCTGATTTTTAGGAGCTGTAACGAGGGTTTGTGCAATGCAGCACATTATTTTGCGATGCAACATGAAAATAACCCTTGTATTGCTGCGCTGCACACTGCTATGTAGGGAACGGACCGTCCAGTCACACGGCTGGAATTGGACTTCCCCTCCTTCGGGAGCGGACTGGACTAGGGCTTCCTCCCCTTCACTGGTAGAGGTGGTTTGAATACAGGGACCGTCTAGCAAGCGGTTAGGTCTTTGCGTCAGACTCCTGATGGGAGTTAACCCTTATAGGCC